CGTCGGCACTCCTATCCGGCGTCCATGTCTCGCCGCGCTCAAATTGCTCCTCATTGGCATCCGAGAGAGCAACGCCGATTCCGCACGCGCCGAACAGGTATGCGCAGCAATAAACGTGAGCGAGAACCGGATCGCCGCGATCCGATCCCTCGATAGAGGCAAAATTCGCGATCTTGTAACGCGTGTCGGTGCGGTCGCGCAGGCCGGTCTGCTTGGCATAGTGCGCGACCTCCATCATGTCGCACCCGGTATCCGTCGACGGATCGCCTGGCACGTAGCCTTGCGGCTGTCCTGAGAGTTTGAGGACGGCGCTGTAATCATCGAGCGCGTCGAGCTCGGTGAAGTCGACCGTCTGCCCGTTAAGCTTCCGCCAATCCATTATGGCGTGCATCAGGCCTGCGATGGTGCAATCACCGGCCCCCGCGTTGCCGAGCATGCCCCAGCCGTCGGGGAACGGATCGTTCCCGAACTGCGCGGGCGCGGGCGGGAGCGCCACCGGAGACGGCGCGCACGCGAACAAGCGCGAATGCGCTGCAGGCGGCGCGCGCTTTAGGCCTGTGCGATGGCGCAGAAGCGGCATTTTAGTTCGCGCGCCAGCCTTGCACGGCCACGCCGTGCGCAGTCACGCCGATGGTCGCGGCTGCCGCGGCCCGCAAGCGTGGGAGCGCCCGATAGCGTGCGGACGCCGGAGCCGGCGCGGCCGTACAAATATCTAGCTCGATGGCTTGTTCGCCCGCTGCCGCGATGCTGGTGATGCCGGCAACGCCGGGGAACAGAACGGATGCCACCGCCGTGATGCTCTGCAGCGTCGGCACAATGCCGCAAGCCGCGGCCGTGCCGGCCTGAATATCGCCCTCGATGGTGTTCGCCGCCTGTTCGATCTGAACGGCGGTGCAGCCGCCAAGCGCAACGCACGCCGCCATGGCGGCGCCAAGCATGATCTTGCGCATGCAAGTCTCCTGTTCGGTTGTGAGGGAGGAAAGTGACGTGACGGCTATTTGCCGCCGATGACCTTACCGGTCTTGTTGTTGATGACGCTCCAACCGGCAGCCACCACCGCAGCGGCGGCGGCTACCACGGCGTCGGCTGATCCGACCGGAATAATCCCCTTCGCCACCAAATAAGTGACGAGCGGCGGAACGACCGCGCGCACGATGCCCGTTATTTGGTCCTGATTCACGAGTTCTCCTTTTCAAAGTTGAGCGTTATTGCGGCCAGGGCGGAGCGTTTTCCGCCCCGGGCGCATCCAGGATCGCTCGCGCCTTCTCCAGCATGCCGATCGCTCGTGTCACTTCGGGGATGATCGGATCAAGTTCCGGCACGAACACCGCGATACATTTCAGAATCGCTGCGGGATCGACCGGGCGGCCGCCGGATGCGCCGGAAAGCTTATGAGCGTAGGGCGCGATGATGGCTGCAAGTTTCTTATAGGTCGCTGCCGCCTGCTCGAATTCCGGAATTAACTCGGCAAGTGCGAAGAGGTCGGCCATCATACGGCCTCGGCAAAATTCGGCACGTAGTCGCCGATATCGCATTGCGCGCTATTGGTATCGACATCGAGCTCGGCAAGCACTTGCTCGCTTCCCTGAATCATGTCGGCTTTGGCGAGCCATGCGCTGTAGCCGAGCCATCCGCGCGATTGTGCTTGCCATGACAAGTCGGCGAGTCCGGCAGAGATGACCGCCTCGCACACAGCACCAGAGCCATAAACGCCGACACGATAAAAGCCGTCGGCAAACGCTGATTTGATCGCCGTAAAGTACGGCAGCACCAGCGTAGGGATTTGCTGCTGCGTGAAATCTTGATCGCAGGCGAAGTAGACGCACGCGCCCTTGTGGGCGCCGAGTACCGGAGCCTGGACGCGGCAATAGCGGCCGTCACGATGGCCGTCGACGGCAGAAATGCCTTTGCCGCCGACGCCGCCCCACCCTTCATGCACGAGGCCTACGCGTATGCCGGCAGCGGCGATGGCGTGCACGCGCGATGGCGTGAGGCACTTTCCGCCATTCGGATTGATCGACGACAGATAGCCGAAAATCGTTGTGATGCCGGCGGCCTTCAGTTGCGGCAGCTTCGTCGTTACGTCTTCGGCGACGTCGATAATGAGGGCCGTCATGCGCCCGCTCCCGGCATGAAGCAGCGGATCTGTATGGCGCCGCTTGCGTCCTTGTACGGCCACACCACCGCGGCGCCGTAGCGGTTCGGCTCGGTTATGAGCGCTTCGCCCGGCACATCTATCCAGCCGCCATCGACGCGCACGCGATAGCGGCATTGGTCGATGCCGGCCACGGCTGCGCATTGCACGTCCCAATCGACGTCGGCGAGAGAGACGCCGTCGGCGAACGAGCAGCACAGTCCTTTCTTCGACGCGAGCTGATCGAACCAGGCTTTCAGCGGCGAATTCGCGTACCTACCCTCCAAATCGCGCGCCTGCGCTGGACGCAGCGGCCACAATGACAGAAACGCCCAGCACACGAACATCGCCAGGGCCGCGAAGACGACGAGCATTGCCCGGTATCCGAACGCGGCGAACATCTCACGCGCTCCCGTAGCGGCGCCGCGCGCCAATAGGCCGATGGCCGCCGCGCGGATCGACGAACACCAGGCCGGCAATACCCACGCGATGAACCGCCCATGAATCGCGCACCATCACCGTGCCGTCGTTGTTGTTGGCGACGACCGGGGCAACATGCCGGCCGGGCCACACAGCCGCCGTGCCAGCAGCCGCTGCAACATGCGGAAACGACAGCCACGCATTTGCGAGCCAGAGCTCGCGAACCGAATGGCCGAAGAAATATTCCGACGCGAAGCACCCGCACGGGCCGCCGAGCGATCGCGCGATCTGGCACACGGCGGAGAGAACGCCGGCGAGCGGCGCCGATAACCGGCCTGGATGCCGCCTCAAGCCGCGCCATCCTTCGCGCGCGACATGAACGTGATGGCGGCCGGTCGCGTTCGGTCGCTCCAGCGCGGTCTGTGGAATCATCCAGGAGGCGTGTGCCGGAAGCGTCAACAAGCAAAAAATCGCCGTAGCGAGAAGGGCTCATTCCCCCGTGAGAAAGTTTGAAAGGCTTAGAGTTCAGCGCTCGCGGTCCACCAGCCCTAACTGGCGTTAGCAGCGCCCGTCGTCAGACCCGAGAGCGCCACATTGACCGCCATCCACGTGTTGGTGATCGCCGCGCCGCTGCTGGCGACGGATGTAGCGCCCGACGAACCGCTACCCAAAAATTCCCAATCGCCGCTTGTGCCGCCACTTCCCGAAAAGAAGCTGATCGAACTCGGCGTCGTCATGAACGGCACCAAGAAGTTGACGATCGACTGGGCGGTGGTCGTGTTGGCCGCATACGCCGCAACGCGCGGCGACCCGTAGCTGTTCTGGGGCGTAACCCCGACCGGGAAGCTGCTTTGGAAATAGCGCTGGCAAAACGGCAGCTCGACCGCGATCGGCCGCAACTCAGGCGGCGGCGGGCTGGAGTTAAGCCCCGCGCTTGCGTTCGGCGTCACCCGGATATCGCACTCGGTGATCTGGACATCTTTGCCGGACGACGAAAAATTGTTGCCGAAGTCGAAGATGATTTCGAGGCCGTTATACGAGTTCGCGTTCGCCGAGAAGGTATAGGCCAGTTGGGTCCACTGAGCGCTGGCGCACGCTTGGAGGCTGACCGCATTGACGTCGGTGCTCGGCGACGTCCAATTATCTTGCGAGCCGGCGTGCTTGACCGTCAGGGTCGGCGTGATCGAGGCACCGGTGTTGTTGTACACTTCGGCCTGGACCGTCGCGGTCTGGCTGCAGAAGGCGGCGGCAATCAGGCTCTCGATGCGCTGCTGCACCTGTACGTCGGTGATGTTGGCGGCGCCCGTCACCTGCAGGCTGTTCTTGGTGAGCAAGCGCCCCGACTCCTGGCTGATCGCCGGCGCCGCGGAAGAGGAGGCTGTCCAATTTACCGTCCAACCGTCGGCGGTGTACTGCGAACCGGACGTGCCAGCCGTGAGCGACGGCGACGTCCCGCGCTGCCACACATCCATCGTGCCGTTGCGGAACTTATTGACCATCCCGCCGGGACCGCCGATCGAGATGGTGCTGCCTGACGCGCTCACAACATTGCCGTCAGTGGGAGAAATGGTGAGTGCTCCGTTGAGGCCATTGATGCTCTTGGTGACTTCCGACAACTTCGCTGCCGGCCAGCCGCCTGCCGTGCTGCCGTCCTGCACGACGACCCTGTTGTTGGTGGTATCGACCACCATTTCGCCGGCGGCGCCCGTGAAGAATGCGACTTGCGAGGAGGTGCCTCGCCGATACTGAACTTGGACGGCTGTTGTCATGTTTTTCCTTTCTCGCGCGCTCGCGGCTTACCCTGGCCGCACGCTCGCAGCCGCCGCACCAACCCTGCCCGCGTGCGGCCTATGCCGCGCCGAGATCGACAAAGTCTTCGATGGTCAGCGTGAACGGCGTTCCGAAATCATCCTCGACGCCGGGCAACACCGTGACCGAGCCGAAATCGAGCACAGTCGATGTGACCAGTTCTTCGGCCACCGGATGATCTAAGGCGGCGCCGGCCGGCGTAAAATTATAGGCGGTGCAGCTCGACAAACTTTGCACGCCGCCGCCGAACACGTTGAAGCTCTGTAGTTTGACGTAAACCTCGACGCCGACATATTGCGCCGGCAGGTTGTATTTGCAGATCCCGTTGCCGGCGAGGAAGGCAAAGTTGGCGCCGCTTGCATGCGAGGCGACCGCCGTCCCATAGAGGCCGCGATAAAGGCCGGTGAGCGCATACTGGTTGGCCGCGGTCAGTGTAGCCGTGGTGTAGGATAGAAGCTCGGAGTCCACGATGCACAGCGTGCTGCCGAGCTGGGCATCAAGGCTGGTCACGGTCGAAAGTACACCACCGCTCTCGGCGAGGTTCACCGCCAGCGTGTCGGAGTTGTCCGGGTTCGCCCCGCTATGGGACGCCAGCGACGCCGTGAGCACGCCCATCATCGCGGCGCCCTCAATCGTACCGATCTGGACGTAGGAATTGCCGTCGGTTGAAATCCAGATATTGCAGCCGCCCCAGTTCGGATCGGCGGCACCGCCCGAACCGCCGGAGGCCGCGACCCACAGCTGCGGCGTCGAGACCAGCGCCTTCGGCGGCTCGAAGATAATCGGCGTGTTGACCGAGTCAGGAGTAGCGGAACGGTTAAGCGGATTGTTCGTGACCGGTTGGGTGGCATAAAGCGTCGCAGTTGCCACCCCGAGAGGAAATTCCTCGGCGGTCACGCTGAGAAAGCCGCTTTCATCCTCTTCAATTTCGGTGATGCGGATCGGCGCATCGTTTAGCCCGAGAATCGAATCGGAGACGGTGACGATGTCCATGGGATCAAGCAGGCAGTATTCCCATGATAGCCGGAACTTGTAGGTGTTGCGGATATAGAGCGACCGCTGCAGCTGAAGTTGCCCGGAGATGAGCCCGGCATTGGTGTCGCAGATTTCGTGCGCCGTGACCGTCGGCGCGATACGCATGCCGTAAAGCTCGATCGCGTTCTGATCCCGCGATTCGACGCTCGTCAGATTATAGGCGTTGTCGCGGTCGGCTACTTCCAGGCGCCAGACGTTACAAGCCTCGTAAGGATCAGACCGCGAGACCTGCAGCGGGTCTTCGTTGTTCTCCAGCTTGAAGTCGTCATCGGAGAGATCATAGATTGGGGTCACGTTCGGCACGTAAGAGGCTGCAACCGTAAAAGTGAACGTGATTTCGACGTTCGTGCCCTCATCGCCCCTGGCGAATAGATAGGTTCCGCTCAGCGTCGTGGTTCCGGCTACATAGGAAATGCTGTAGGTGCCGGTGGCGGTCGGCCAGGTATTCGGGCCGATATAGGTGAGCGGCGTGGCGCTGTTTGAATATTTTACCCCGCTATCGGAGACATAATCAGCCCAATTGGCGACAGTGATACCCTCTGGATTGCTGCTACCGCTCGCCACCTCGCCTATTTCGCGCTCCTCGGTCACGGTGACGTTGGTGCCGGCCGTGGTCGACGAATCCCCATACGGAATGAATTTAAGTTGGCCGCCCGACCACACCGCCGCGGTGTTGGCGAGCTGCAGCCATCGCTGCAAAATGCTCGATGCTTTTTCCTGATTGATCAGTGCCGGCGACAGCCCGATGCCGATCGCCTTGCAGTAGGTCTGAAATGAGGCGTCGCCGCCCGATCCGAAAAGCGTCGTGGCGTCGATCGAGGCGGACGGAAAGCCAACACCGTATTGCGCGTTGGTGAGAAAGTCGTTGACGATCTGCGCCGGGTCGGCGTCAAGGCCGTTGATGCCGGAGCCATAAAAAATGCCTTGCACTTCGAAGTCGTGGTTATCCAGCGTCGCCGCGGCACCCAGACTATAATCGGACGAGCAAACATAGGCGGTGCCCTGGTAGGCCAGCGCCTCGGACGGGTAGGCTGACGCGATATAGGCCCACACGGTCTGCGGCGTGGAGCCGAGAACGGGCGTGAGCCCCAGCTCGCTCAGGCTGTAAACCGACTGGTCTTTCCAAATCTGATTGATGCCGTTGATCTGGCCTTCGCACAGCGCCATAATGACGGCGGCGCTGTACGTCGCCTGATCGCTGGTGTTGAACAGACCACCTTTGCCGCCGCCGCTACTTTTGCCGCCATTCTGGGTCTGAAAATTGTTGTACCAGACTACGTTGGGCGCAAGCTTCGACTCGCCCCACACAATCGGTACCGGTAACGTGTTGACCGCTGTCTGGATTTGCAGGCCGGTGTAGTCCGGGGTGGTGGTCTGCGATCCGAAAATGCCGCTCATGTTCGACCGCCAGGGCTCGCAGGCGCCCAATAACTGAAGAAGCGCGGCTTGCGCGTCGGATCGCTTAAGACGGTGTTGAGCGCGGTTTCCTCCTCGAGCACCTGCCGCGCCGGGTGAAACGCATGCACGATCGACAACGGTTTCGCGCGGCTGACGATGCCGCCATGCGAGTAGCAGCGCCCGTAGCGCAGCACCATGATATCGCCCGGTTGCGGGCTTTTGACGTCGCGGAAGCCGCGATCGAACGTGACACCAAGGTAGCGTTCATCGTCACGATGCAGATGCCAGTCGATGGGATAAGGCCGCGGATCGAACCGCGGGATTAGCCCGGTATCGACGAACACACGGACCAAAAGCATCCCGCAATCGACACCGGCGCCTTTGACGTCCGCGCAATTGTGATATGGCGTGCCGATCCAACTCCGCGCCTCGGCGACGACGGCAGCGCGCTGCCGGTCTGACGACAGAAGGCGGACAACGGACGACGGATCAGGCGTTCGCGCCGTCTCGCTTTGTTCTCCGTCGTCTCTCATGCGTCATCCGATCTAAATCGCCATCTGCGGTGGCGGCACATAGGGGAAGCCGCGGAAATTCACGATATTATTGAACTTCGTCTGACAGGTGCCCGGCGTGTGGTCGCAGCCGAAATAGACCGTGAAAGTGTCGCCGACGGCGGGCACGCTCTCCAGCGGATAAACCAGCGTGAGCGAGGCCCCTGCCGCGACCGATCCTACCGTCGCCGTCGCCCCTGTGTTCACGCCCGAGGTAAACGTGATCGAGCCCTGCTGAAAGTTGAGGCTGGCGCCGGCCCAATTGATGACTGAGGCAGTCGAGCCGGCGCCAATCGCACCGCTCGTACCGAAAACGTTCTTAACAAGGGTGCACCCGGTATCATACAGAGTATGCAGACATGTCGGCTGATAGATGTTGCGCGGCATGTCGATATCGAGCAGCACCAGGTCGGAATTGACCGTGAGCTTGGCGATTGTGCGCCCGATCTCGTTGATGACCCCGAGCCGGCCCTTGAACAGGAGCACATCGCCGATGGCCGTGCCGCCGATCGTATCGGAGAAGAACACGCGGTTTCTTTGAATCTCGCATCCGTCGAACGATCCATCGCGCAACGCCTGCAGGAACGGTGCACCGCTGGAAATCGTGTCCGTTGCGAGCGCTGCGACCGTGATTTGCTGCTGATCGACCTCAAGTCCGGTCTTGGCAGTGTATTTGAGGCCGTCGACGCGGACCGAACTGGCGAGGTACGTGTTGCCGTTATAGGCAAAGGTCACGTCGACGTTGGTGTAACAAAGGGTCAGCCCCGACATCAGCGTGAAGGTGAAAATATCGGCAAACATGAGCGGTACATCAGGATTGCCGCGCGCATTATTGAGGTAGGTGAGCAGCGCGCTCGATGTCGGCTTCATGAGCGACGCTCCGACTATCCGCCGAGCCAGCTTTTAACGCTGCGAAATTTCATGCTTTCGAGCTTCCAGAGATTTGACATGAACTCTTCGAAATTCATTTGATCGTCGAGAAAGCGACAGTTGAAGGCGTAGGAGAAATCGGCCGAGAGCGTCACGCCCGCGCCGGGAGCGCTGCGGAACACGAGCGAATTGGGTGCGGCGAAGCTGTACCCACTCGAGGATTGCGGCGTCCCGTTCAAATAAACCGCGGCGATGCTGGTTACCCACCCGACCGGCTCCAAAAACCCGCCGAGCGAGCGCATCATTGTGAACGACGTGATCGATCCATTGCCGGTGGCGAACACCTGACCGGTGACGGCGTTGTCGTCCGGATCGGTATAGAGAAAGGTACCGAACTGCCCTTGCAGCTCGAGGAAGAAGCCCATCAGACTCTGCAGCGATGAGGCGCCGAGGCCGGACGTCCCACCCGTTGGGCTTAAGTAAGAGGTCAGTCCGTTATAGACCGCTTCGAATTCGTAAAGCGGGTACTCGTACAGCGCGACACGAACCTCACGCCCGGAGGCGTGCCGCGCAATCCTTGTCGAAAAACCCGGCTTCTTGTGCCGCGACCACGACAGGCCTGCGAGATTCGGCAAGGACGGCGGCGTGTTCATTGGCGCTACCTCCTTGGGTCATCACCGAGTTCCATTCGCCACGAACGGGCTTACCCGCGCACACTTCTCAGCTTGAGCGACTGCAGCGCGTAGAGTTGCGACATGAACTCTTCCGCATCTGCATTGTCGTCATCGAAACGGCAGAGCAGGAACCAGGCGAAATCGGCCGAGACCGCAACGCCCGCTTCAGGGGGCGATACGAACGTCACCGACGGTCCGGGCGATATTGCATTGACCGCATAGGCGCTCGATGGCTGAGCGAGGCCATTCAGATAGAGTTTAAGCACCGACACGCTCGCCGGCGTGATTGAGGCGCCGCCCATTGTCACGGTGAGCGCAAAGGTCGTCGTGGCACCATCGCCGCCGCCGATGATCTGGCCCGTCAGCGGTGAGAGTGTCGGCGGCTCAAAATAGAATGACGTGTTCTCTCCCTGACAGTCCTCGAAAAAACCGATGATCGCCTGCAGCTCCTCATAGGGCGCGGCAAGCCGCAACACGTCGTAATCGAGCTCGACCGACCATAACGGCGCGAGATAGCGACTGGCCCGCACCTCGCGGCCCGAGGCGTGAACGGCCTCGCCGGTCGAGAACTTGGGTGAAAGTTTTATCGACCAGCCGAGCGTGTCGATCACCGGGAAGGTCAAATACGGCCCCGGCGCGGGAGGATTGTCCGGCGTAGGCGGCGCGACGTAAGGCCCCTTGCCTTGCAGCCAGTCGCCGGCCGGCCAGTTGCCGGCGTCGCCCCACACGCTCGAAAGCTGCGGAAAGTACGGAAACGGCCGCGCGTCCCAGTTCCAGACCGACATGAATGCCGGCTGGATCATCAGCACGCCTGTTTCCGAGATACTGTTGTTCACCTGCCAATACTCGTACACCGCCTGCAGCGCGAGCAAATAAATAAGATCGTCGCGCCGCGGCGCGAATAATCCCGATGCCGGGTAGCCGGAGGTGCCGATCGCGCTTGGATCCCAGATCGACCAGAACGGCGTGAAGCTTTCGACCGAGGCCGGCGAGAAAAACACGTTCGGTTGATTGGTGCCCTTGTCGCAAGACGGAAAGCCGTATTCCGCAAACGTGATCGATTTCGACTGTGGCACCCACTCGGTCGGCAAGCCTTGTGGCGCCCAGCCCGAGCCGGTGTCGTAAATCGCGTAGTGAAAATTGTTCCACCACCAGCGCAACTGCTTGTTCGCAAGCAGCTGCTGGCCGAGGTCATATTGGTTGCGCGCCTGCGCCAGCCGATCGCCTTGCGGCAGGGACACAATGAGATCGCTGCCGTTTGGATCGAGCCCGGGGCCGCCGTTGCTGCCGTCGTCGTAGAACCAGTTGAACTTCTCACCGCCTTCGATATTCGCCTGCAGGTAAGGAATCGAATAGATCGTCGGCGGGCCGGAAAGCCCGAGCCCGTTGAACGCGCTCGCGCTCGGAGGCCACGTGGCCGCGACCGAGCCGCAATCTTCGGTCGTCGCGGCGGGACTAGCCACCGATCCATAATCGGCAGTCGATGTCGGCGCATCGACTACGCGGCCATCATCGACAAACGCGAACGGCGCCGGCACATTCCAATTCTGTGCGTCAAGGCCGCCGCCGGACGTCGTCCAATCCGACAGCGGCAGATAATTGTCGAAAGAGACGAGATCGATGTTCGGCGACGCATAGAGCTGGTCGAGATGCGGCCATTGGCCGTTCTCGCCTGGGTGCTGAAAGCCCATCCACACCGACCAATCGGCGGAATAAGCGATCAAGTTGTGCAGGTTGACCGTGTCCTTGGACAGGCCGGCGGTGTTGAAGACGGTGCGCACGTCGCTGGCGAGCTGAACAAGCCCGGCGACAAAGGGATAATCCCACGTCGTCGTCCCGCCCGACACGCTGCCGGCTTGCGTCCAGGCCGGGCCGCGCACGACTTCGAGACCGCGCAGCTCCGAGCCGAGCAGGAAAAGGTCGACGCCGCCGGCGACGCAGCACAGATTTGCGTAGTGCAGGATCATCCGCCGATAGGTGTAATCGGTCGGCGATCCGGAATAAGCGACCGTCAGATTCACGTTATCCTGGGTGAAGTCGGAGACCGCCGCACCGCCCAGGAAATTGTCGATCGCCGTTGTCGCCGCGCTCGAAATGTCCGTTCCGTTATAGGCGATCTGTCCGCGCCACGGCTCGCCGCCCGCGGTCATCAGGATGAACGGGTAGAAGACGACGCGCAGGGCGCGGTTTCTCAAATCGCCGATGCAGCGGACGATCGATTGATCCGACGGCGTCCCGCCATAGATGAAGGTGCCGCTTGCGCTCTGCGGGATGGTGATCAGCCCTGGGGAACTCTGCGTCAGCCCCGAGCAGCGCCAGACGTCGGATGCCCCGCTCGCTTGCTGGAACGTGCCGCCGATATAGGTGGTCGACGGATAGATTTGGCAGGCCGTGACGTCGGTCGAGTTGCCGAACCAGGCGACGACGACTGCGACCGTCGTGCAGCCCGCCTGCAGGTCGTTGATGGAGATCGTGTAGTCGGTGGTCGTTCCCGTGCCGTTATCCGGCCCGCCGTTGGCGTAGCGGTTGATCGAGGTGAGAACGGTCTCTGTCACCCGCTGACCGAGATAGGCGACGGTCGCTTGCGCTGCCGCCGCGGGGCCGGCCGCCGCCGGACCCATGACCGGGGCGAGGAACGCAAACACGCCGGCAAAGGCTTGCGCGGCATCGGTCATGATGGCCTGCAGCGCGCTCGCCGCATTGGCGAGAATGCCGGAACTCGCGGCGCCCTGCTCGGCCGCCACCCGAGCCGCGGCGCCGCTCGTCGTCGCGGTCGTTTGCGCAAGCTCGGCCGCGATCCACTTCGCCACCATTTGCTCACACGTCTCGATGAATTTGATAATGATGTCGCCGAGAATGTTCTTGAATGCCGTCGACCAGCTCGTCGTGCCGGCAAGCAGCCCGCGCAGCTGCGAATTGAACGCGTTCTCGATGGTCGAGAGCGAACTCGTCCACATCTGCTGCTGCTGAGCGATCGCCTGGGCGTCAAGGCGGATCATGTCGGTATTGTACTTGATCTCGAGCGCCGTCATTTTGTCCAATACCTTTTGCTTCTGCTCCAGGCTGAGATCGTCGAGTGCGAGTTTCTGTCCAAGCAGGGCCAGTTCAGCCTCGTATTCTTTCTTCGTCTCTGCCTCTAAAAGCGTATACTTTTCATTCTGCGTGATTTGGTACTGGCTCGCTTCCGCGTTCAGGAGCACTCTCTGTTGCGCCTGTTGCAGGCGGAAAATCGCCATTTGCCCATTGATATCTTTGAGTGGATCGGCAAGGCCACCGAGCGCCGCGCGGATCGCCTCGATGCCGGCCAGCGCCTCGTCGGTCGAAGCGCCAAATCTAATCTGGACGGACGTGTCGTCAGCCATGAACGAGCCTCAAAGCTTCATTTGATCGTGCCGCCGGGGAACATGGCGATAAGCGCAGAAAGGTTCTTCGATGCCCGCGTCCGGGGTTTAAGCCCAAGCGCCGCTGCAGCAAGCCGCCGCAAAGGCGGAAAGTCCGCCCAAGCGCGATGCAGGTCCTCAAGGAACGCGATGTCGACCTGGTCGAGGACTTGATCGCGCGTCCAATGCAACTCGATTACAAGGTCGGCGACGAGCGCGCGCCAGTCGACTTCATCGAAGCGCTCGCCGCCATCCCTTCCCCCGGGGGCATGCCTCCGCCCGCTTCGGTTGGCTCGGCGGCGTCGATCCGCCGGCCGCCGGCCTGCTCGATCACCACCGGCAGGGCGGCGACCAATTCGGCGATGGTGATCGGCAGATCGAAGAATTCATCGCGGGTCAGCCGCGGATGCGCGCGGCGGAGCCCGTGCCAGAGCACCTCGGCAAGCGGCGCGATCCGCTCGCCGGACAGGCTCTCCGCATTCATCGCCGAAAGTTTTGGGACGAAATCGGCGATGGCGATAATCTGGCGGAGCGACAACGGCGCGACCAGCCAATCATGGCCGCCAAGCCGGACCGTTCGTGCGCCCGACAAATCGAGGTTTTCGTTACGTTCGAAGTTCACCCATACCTCCATCCGCGAAGAAGTTTTTCCACACTTTGGTGCTGGAATAGTTCAAACTGTGGGAGCTATTGATTTTAAGCCGAAAATGCCCACCGTCATTCACTCAAGCTGATGGTGCCGATATTGTTCGACGAATCGGCAATCGCCTGAAAATCGAACTCGGCGACGGTGAATTTCTGATTGGAGAACGGCAGCGACAGTTTCGATGAAACGCAGGCATTGAGCTTGACGCAA